AGATGAAGCCCTATTGGGAGATGGATACAGCCATACTAAAGTCACTTGATGCTGGAGATACCAAGCTCTGGAAGCAGTGGCTAGTAGCTGATGAGATGCAACGCTCGACTCTGCAGACATTGAACCCTTCGCAGATTAGCAGGATTCAAGGTGACGTGAGCAGCTTGCGGCAGAACATGCTGTACTACGACAAAGAACTGCAGCGGGTGATGACTCTCTGGGGTTATATAAATGATGAGCGGTACTTGAGCATCGACGAGCTGAACCGCCGTGCATCCATACCGCCCCCGGACTTTCCCGCGGAGCCGACGGAGCAGCCACAGCAGCAGCCACAGCAGCAGCAGCAGCAGCCTGTGCTTGCACCGTGACGGATTGCGTGCTAGGATTCTAAATTAGTGCGGAGGTCTTACAATGACCACGGACAATGTAGCGGCACCTCAGGATGAAACTCCTGACACCCCGCTAGAAACCACAGCGGAAGCGCCGCAGACACCGGAAGGGATGCGGGCGCAGATACAGAAGCTGGAGGGTGACTTGCGCGCCGAGAAGGGGCGCGGGTCACGCGGGAGACAAACTCGGCAAAACGACTTGGAAAACCTGATGCTGGGCACCAACAACGAGGTGCGGCTGATTGGACGGCGCGTCGATGCGCTGATGCAAGCGATAGGCACAGGTGATACTGACCGTCTGCCAGACGACCTTTCCCAAATCCAGAACCAGGCGATGCAAAGCCAAGTGGAACTTGAGTACCAGCAGTTCTGGCAAACTGAATCAGACGCGCTACGCAGCGCAATGATGGATGCGAACGGCAATCCTTTACTGGATTTGCAGAGCGCTCCTGAGCTGCATCAGGTACGCCAGGACTGGACAGACGCGCACAACCGGAAGGACAGAGCCGGACTAGCGCGTGCCCGTGCTGAAGCTCAAGAGATTTCCCGGCAGGCTGAGCGGGCTGTTAATGGAAATGTACGCCAAGAAGGACGTGTGGAAGGCCGCGAGTCCGTGGTGAACTCCGGTGCCTTTGAGCTGGATACTGGCCCATCGGCAGCTGGGGGTGGCATGGGAGACGAGCGGTGGCTGCGTGAGGTATACGGCAACACCAGCTACGCTCCCACACCTGCCGACCACAAGCGTGCTAAAAGCATTCTGGATAATCTGGAAGGATAGGAGAGATTAAATGGCATCGGGAGATACGATAACCCAATCCTTAGCGGACAGCCTTGACACCGTTGTCGCTTCCGCTAGGCAAGTTCGTGAGTACGAAGGCGTTATGCCCAACCTCGTGGACAAAGTAACCCTCGGAGAGGGGACGGGCTTGAGCTGGCGAGAGGTTGACATGGCCCAGCTGACCGCCCAGGCCATCACCGAGACTACCATCTTGGACAACCCACAGCAGATGTCAGATTCGCTGCGGACTATCACGCCTACCGTAACCGGGATTCAAACCCTGATTACTGACCGCGTAGCGTCCCGGCTCAACCCCAAGGCTTACGCCCAGCTTGGCTCTTTGGCACAGAACGCCATCCAGCGCAAGAAGGACGAGGACGGCCTTACCGTCTTGGACGGTGCTACCACTAGCTTGCCCGGTGCTGGCAACACGCTGACATCCGGGCATATCGCAGCTGCGGTGTACCGCATCAGCAGCAACGAGACTGAGCCAGGCAACCCACCGTACCGGTGTGTGCTGCACGGCTTCCAGATAAAGGACATCTTCGACGAGATTGTCGTCGGCATCGGCACGTACAACGTACCGGAAGGGCTGACCGCCCGTGTGTTCGCCGAGGGCTTCCGTGGACAGATTGCCAACGCGCAGATATATGAAGATGGCAACATCAGCATAGATGACAACGACGACGCTAAGGGCGGCGTCTTTGCGCAGGAAGCTATCGTGCTGGTGCAGGGCCGTTCTTCGCGTGCCACATCCGTGAGGCGTGAGGACATCGGTGCTGGCGCTACCGTGGTATATCTGTACGACGAGTACGCCTACGGTGAGCGCTCTTCGGGCAACTGGCTGTACGAGATTCTGTCCGATGCGACAGCGCCTACTTCGTAATGAATCTACGGCGTACCGTATGGTCTGAGGCTCGTGGCCCCATCCCTAAAGGATGGGTAATCCACAATCTGAACGGCCAACCTGGGGATGTGCGGCTGGAAAATCTTGCCGCTGTCCCAAGGGATAGCGTCTTTCTGGCAGTGGCTCCCTACAGGGAGCGAATACGAAATTTAGAGCTACAGCTCAAACAAGCAGGTGAATCTTATGCCACAATCTGGTGATGCCAGGCTAATCATTGACGAAGACTTCCTCGGTGGGACTGAGGTTGCCGTCGCATCCACGACTGCGCCCCCCATCAACTGGCCGCCGTACCTCACTTTCGTTGGTCAAGGGATTGCCGATACCGACTCCGGTGCGGTGATGCTTGACTCTGATGGGATGAACGGCGTGGTGCAACTGACCACTACCAACGAAGACGTGCACTGTGCTGGTTTCCAGACACCCGTTATGTTCGATGTTGCCCTCAATGGGGTCATCGTTCTGGAAGCACGAGTGCGTCAGGCAGCGCTTAACACTGGTGAGGTCTTCATCGGGTTCTCTGATGTAGCGACTGATTTGGCTATCATTGAAGGTGCGATTGGTCACGGGGATACCACCACGTTGACACTGACCGCATCGGACATCGTTGGGTTTTTGATGGCGTCAGACCTTACCGAGAATAGTGAGTGGCACGCTATCTATAACGGTGGCACCACCACTGGTCAGACCACCTCTACCTCGACTGAGCTGAATGTCGTAGCTGTTGCCGGTGAATACAACGTGCTTCGCATGGAAGTCCATGTGAACGGTACTGTTGAATGGTTCATCGACGGTGCTTTGAAGAGGACTGTCACTGGTGCGGCGTCAACGTCTGTAGATATGTGCCTTAACGTGTTGGTCGAATCCAAGACCAGTGCGGTAAAGACTCTGGACGTGGACTATATCAAAGTCTGGGCTAACCGTGACTGGACTATTTAGTCGTATAGATGCCCTCACGTAGAGGCTGGCGGTGGGAGCAAGGCGGTTCTCGCCTGGCGGTGCAGGTAGACGGCACTATAGCTGCCTACTTCAATAACACCGGCTCCTACCTCACTGTCCCTACCGGTGGGGTGACCATCACGGCTGGTGGTCTAACCATCACAGCTGGTGGCTTGACTGTCACAGCTGGTGGACTCGTCGTTACAGCAGGGGGGCTGACCGTCACAGCGGGCACGCTTACATTAGGAGACAGTGCCCACTGGACGGCCAATGCCTCTGCTACAGTAACTATCAGCAACGTAGCGCCTGCGGGTGTAGGGACAGCAACCATCACGAAGTGGCTTACGGTCACCGACAATGCTGGCACAGTGATGTACATACCAGCATGGACGTAGAGCTGAGCTGTGACGTAGAGGACATACTGCTTGCTTACGGGGAAGCCTGCATGAAGGTGCGGCTCCTTGAAGCACAGATAAAAGAACTGCGGGAAGCACTGGAGGCCAACGCTGGTGGGAAAGATAGCGGTTGGAGCGTTCGCAGTGAGTCCGAGCGAGCCAGCCTTCAATCTGAGTGAAGTCAATCTGAAGGCTCCTGGGAAGTTGGGAGTCCGTCGCTACCGTGTCGTGTCTGTGATACGGGGGGATAGACTAGCGGAGCACTTCGAAGACCTGGGGCCTGCTGATACTTTCACAGCATCAGAGTTCCGCATCCCTGGCGGGGTGTGGGACGGCAAACACGCCGAGATTCTCCACACTGTAGAAGAGCTGCGCTCCATCGCAGACGACATGCAGCACACCACGCCACCCACCTTTCAGCCCCGCGATTTAGTAGAAGAATTTATCTCTAACCGTGAACAGCGTACCCAGCTGATTAAAGAGAGAGGCTTATGACTACTGGAGATATAGAGGCCCAAGAGCGGGCAATCGAAGAGCTGATGAACGAAGTCGAGGATGCCCCAGAGCCTGGCTCATTGGGCAAAGGAACGGGTGTGCATTCCGCTACCAGTAACGTGCCTCTGTCTATGTCCGTCTCTTCGCTAGAGTCGGCTGGATACACCTACATCTATGACCGCAGGACTGGCCGACAGTCCAAGACCAATAAGAATATGCTACAGGAACAGCTGGAGAAACGGGACGAGCTGGGCGTGCGCATCTACACGACGGTCAAGCCAGATTTTGAACCGGCGCGGGGAACGCTCAAGTGTATGCTGCACAAAGACCAGCCAGAACGTGAGCACTATGATTTGATGGGGCTAGCAACGTGCAGCAAGAGCAACCTAACCTCTGAGTACCAGGTGCAGAGGCACATGCAAAACCGGCACCGCACGGAGTGGGCCACCATGTCTGAGGAAGTAGCGCGTGCTGAACGAGAAGAAGAGCGCGCCTTCCAGCGTACACTGATGGAAGCGGTATCCCGTGGTGCTCCATCCGCCACCTCCCTTGGGGCCGCTTCCATTATTTGCCAACAATGTGAGCGCATGTTCAAAAGTCCGCGCGCTCTACGCACACACGTGCAGATGGGCCATAAGGAGAACAACGATGCACCTAGTCAAGACTAGCGTAGTAACCAGCGACGGCTCTATAACCACAACTCCGGGTCTGGTATTCGGGGTGCTGGTAGCAGCTGCTGCTACTGGTGGCGCTTGGCAACTGAACGACTCCTCTGATGATTCTGGAACAGACCTTATCAGTGGGTTCGCCCAGGCCAGCAGCCAGCATTTCATCGACCTATCTGAGATACCGGTGCAGTTCAACACCGGCATAAGGGCTGACCTTGCAGGCAGCAACCAGACCATCACAGTCTTTTACACGAGTAGTTAATAATGGCTAATGAGTTCAAACACAAAGACCCTGGCTCTGAATTAACCCAGTCCGAGTTCATCGCTTCGGACGGCACCGGCCATATCTTTGACGGTCAGGCGGCGGGTGACATCCTGTACGCCTTCTCCACCACGGTTCTCAAAAACCTTGCCAAGGCGACTGACGGCAATGTCTTGGAGTTGGCATCGGGGCTACCGGCATGGACAGGTAGCCCAAACCTAACTGCTCTTACGGTGGATGACGTGGCTATTAACGGCAAGGTCATCACCATGACCGGCAGCAGTGGCGATACAGCAGTCTTCACCGTTGGGACGAATGGGACTTTATCCCTTGTTACTGTTGATACCGCTGCCGCTGCTGCAAATATTCAAATAACGGCAGATGGGACGGTAGATATAGACTCAGCGGGAGTCTTGACCCTTGATTCGGGGGCAGCTATCAATATAGAACCCGCTGCTGGCTCTGCCGTCCTGATTGATGGGAATGTCAGCATAGATGGGGATGCAGTAACAGGTATCGCTACCCTAGCGGCCAGTGGGGTGATAACTGCGGGTGGGTTTACCATTGGGAGCGCAGCTATCCTCGAAGCGGAGTTAGAGATTCTGGACGGTGCTACCGTAACCACAGCAGAGTTAAATATTATAGACGGAGGCACTTCTGCTACTGGGACTACTATTGCCGATGCCGATAGAGTCGTACTCAATGATAACGGAACAATGGTTCAGGTGGCTGTCACAGATTTGAAAACCTACATCGGGGGTGGCCCTTCCCAGGCCGACCAAGCCGCCTTGGAAGATGAAGACAACGAGGACACTTACGCACCGCCTGACCTGATTAAGCACTCGCCTGGGGTGGCGAAGGGCTACTCTCAAGACGCTGGCGACGGGTGTAGTGCGGGCACCTACAACGTGACGAGTACGGC